AAGTGACGGCTTTGCAGGCTCCGTCAGCATGTCCTCATACATCTTCTTGGCGGACTTCATGGTGGCCATGGTTACACCATTCGGCCCTTGGTCTTACCGCGCTGTGCGCAACCATCGGCACGTTTAGAGGCCGTCATGCCGCCACTCTTAAAAGTCGGCGCGCGCTCATCTTCTGCCGATTCGGCCAGCAAATCCGTTGCGGACGGACCGCCTTGACCACCACGTCCAGCGCCACCACCGATACCACCGCGCCCAACATAACCACGAGACGTGGCACGAGGGCCGCGCATAGTGTCGCTGTCACGCGGAACGTAGTTCTCGGATTTGGCTCGCTCACCCGCGCGCGAAGAAGAGTCGCGAGGGACATACACACCGGCTTTAGGCGAAGACGCGTCGCTGTCACTCGCCATCTTGGTGTTGTATTTTTTGCCACCAAACTCGAATTCTTTAAGGCCGGACTTGCGGGCCTCGGCAAATGCTTTACCAAAAGCGGAAGTTGCCATGTTTTTACTCCTAGATCAGCAGGCTTTGCCGCCGCGCTTCATGACGACCATCTTGCCCTTGGTCTTGCCCTTGGACGCGACGCCATCCTTGCTGGGGGCAGCGGTGCGCACAGCGCCCATCTTGGCCATGCCGCCGCCAGCCATCTTCTTCATGCCCTTCATCTCGCCCATCTCGTGCTTGATCATGGATGCGGGAGCGCCCTTCTTTTTCATGAAGGACACTTCTTTTTTAACCATCGCCTTGGACTCTTTCATATCGCCACCTTCTTTAAACTTGCGGCCCTTGTCCGCGTTGAGGAAATCTTGTCCCACGCTCGACGGGACCCCTGCCTTCTTGGCAAACGCGGGGTTCTTGGCCACCGCAGCCATGAAGTTGTGCTGCTTCTTACTGACGCTCGGCATCGTCGGCTTTCTTGCGCCGAATAATTTCGGCAAACGGCTTGCCCGCAACCATCTCGGCGATCCGCATGCCTGTCCAAATAATTGTGAACAGCGCAGCGATAGAAGGCAGCAACTGCACGAGAGTGCCGATAGCGGTAACAACCGACAAGCCGTCGCCAACCTGTTTTGCAAGCTCAACGTTTTCCTGCTTCATGTCAGCAATTCCATTTTTCTAGATACGCCGCAAGTTGTCGAGCCCGCACGGCGCTGTCATTCACGTTGCCCGCCGCAAGGTTGCAACGCCCGCACAACAAATCCCGCACTTCGTTTGTTGTGTGGTTGTGGTCAACGCAAGCGCGGTCGGTGGACCGCCCTTCCATTTTAAAAGCCGCCCCGCAACAAGCACACTTGCCGCCTTGCGCCAACAGTTTTTCTGCAAATTGCGCCGCAGTAATCCCGTACTTTGCCGGAAGGTTGTATTTTCTAGTGTGCGTCCGCATGCACGGTTTGCAGGCGTAATTCAGCCCGGAAGCCTGATTTCTGTTTTTGCTGAACGCGGACGGCAGTTTCCACTCCCGGCACTTGCTGCACCGGTAGCGGCCCTGTTCGTCGGGGGCTTTGGCTACACGCCCCCAATCACGTTTCAAACTCAACATTTCCACGCCCTCAACGATTTGTTAATCCGGGAGTTTGGGTCTTTCGCGGTCTTGGCCGAGGTGAGCTTCTTCTTCATACCACTCATCCTCGCGCAAAAGGAGTCGCGCCGTTTGCCGCCCTCGGGTTGCGGAGGTTTTAGGTTCATCCCTTGGGCCTTCGCAGAGGCGCGCCCCTTGGCGTTCAGACCACCCTTCTCGGATTTGCCTTCCTTGCGTTGCCATGCGGGTGTTTTAGCCATAGTACAAAGTCACCGCAGCAGCGCTGCCGGTGTCGCAGTAAACGCCGTTGTCGGCGCGAATGCCTTCGCCGGGGATCACCACCGTGTGGCACCCAGCCGCAGTCACACCCAGCTTGAGCAAAACATTGCCCGAAGCTGCGGACGCGTTGTCATAAAAGATGATGGGGTTAGCACCACCCGTCGTGACCGAGATGTACGCGCCCTTGATCCGCACCGGGTACGTGACCATCGCTGCGTCAGCCTCGGTGTACGCGGCTTTTACGTCGTATTGCATGGCCATGTCGGCCTCCTATTAGGCCGGGGTGATGGTCGTGGTGCCGTCAGCAGCGTCGATCCAAGTGCTGGCAGCCAGTGCGCCTTGAGCCACGTAGAAAGTCTTGGTCGTGGTGTTGTACAGCGTGGTGCCCAGAGCCTTGCCAGACGTATTCACAGCGTTGGCGATTGCGCCCAGAGCCGCAGAAGTCGTGGTGGTGGAAGTCACGGTGCCGGTGACGTTGCCGGTGACGTTGCCGGTGACGTTGCCGGTGACGTTGCCGGTGATTGCGCCTTCGAAGCCGTTGTCAGACTTAACCGGGCCGGAGAAAGTGGTGCGTGCCATTTAGACCTCACATGCGAGTTGGGGCGTGCTGTCTGCATGTCGTCAGGCCGGGACCTGTCAGCAACGCCGGATGACCCCGGGTTTGAGGCAATATAACCCAAAAGAAAAAGGGGCACAAGGCCCCTTTTTCACAGCCTTCCTGAATATCAGGTCGAACCGGCAGAACCCCACATGCCGAGGGGATCGGACCAGCCGAAGCTGTAACGCTCGCGAGCCTTGTAACGGACGTTGCCGGTGTCAAAGTCGCCGTCCATCGAGGTGGACAGAGCCACACGCTCGAAGTGCTTCAGGCCGTTGGGAACGTCAGTGGTCAGGAACCAAGCGTTCGGGTCGGTCAAGAAGTGGTTCACGGTGTAGCCACCGGAGATGGTGCCCATCTGCTTGATGGCGTTGATGTCGTTGTCAGCGGTAGCGACACGCAGTTCGGTGTCCAGCAGACGCTTGGACTGGAACATCAGGGCCGGGGGAACCACCAGCTTGACCGGCTTGGCAGCGATCAGCAGACCACGTTCGTCGGTCCACGCAGCGATTTGAATCGTGGCGTTTTCCAGCGAGGTCTCGTTCAGATCGACACCAGTGGTCGGGCTGTTGTAGTTCTGGCCGCCGCCAACCAGCGGGTGGCCAACGCGGGTGCCCGAAGAGTTCACGCCGAACAGGGAGACGCCGTCGCCACCGAGGTAGCTCTGGCTGAAACCGTTGTTCAGGACCGACGCGGCCTTGACCTGCTTGGTGTAGGCCATGGCGCGAGCCAGAGCCTTGGTGTAGCGGGCCGACAGGCTGTCGTACAGGTTGTCTTCGACCGCTTCCTCGGTGATCGAGAAGCCCAGAGCGATGGTCTCGTGGGTGTAGCGGGCGGTGAACGCTTCCTGCGCGTTGTCGTAGGCGATCGCGGAGCCTTCGTTCTTGACCGGGGCAGCGCCGAAGCCGGAGAGCTTGGTCTCCTCTTCGAAGCTACGCTCGGACTTCTCGGTCTCGTAGATTTCCTTGTGCTCTTCGCCGTAACGGGCGTATTCCATACCGAACAGCGCATTCAGGCCGGGCAGGAGTTCTTTGAGTAGCTGTGCACGAGAGATAGCCATTTTGTATTACTCCTTACAGGCCAACAGCGTTGCTGTAGCTGTGATAGCCGGGGTTGAACTTCACCAGAATGTCGGTGTAAGCGTCACCCACGGTGGAGGTGGTGCTTTCGACAAAACCAACGATGCGGAAAGCAGCGGTGGTGGTGATGGCGGTGGCGTTCACAGCGGTGTTGCTGTTGCCGGTCTGGGTCGAACCCGTGCTGGTGCTCTGGGCAGCGTTCAGGTAGACGTTGTTACCCAGCTCGGTCTGGGAAATCGTACCAGCAGCCTGCACTTGGAACACGGTGCGGTCGTCGTCGATCACCATCGCTTGAACCACGCCGGTCGTGTTGGCCGGGTAGTACTGCGAGAAGATCAGTTGACCTTGGGCGTTGTAGTAGGAGCAACCCACAAACACGCCCACAGCGCCGGTCAGAGTGCCGTTGCCGGGGAACGAGTTGGTCGTGCCGTCAGCGCCGGTACCGGTCACCAGTTGCAGATAGCCGTCCGAACCAACAAAAACAATGGAGCCATTGAAGATGTTGTTGGCGTAGCCAGCGGGGTTGATGAGGAACGTGCGGGTGCTACCGGCGTACGGTAGGCCGCCCAGTTCATTTACGGCTCGAAAGCCGTAGGGAGAAGCGGTGGAAGCCATTTAATACTCCTGAGTTACTTTGAACCAGAACCAAACCCGCTTCCGCGACTGGCCGACGACTTGCGGTCGGCGAACAGCGGCATACGCGGGTCATTGTTTCGCATAAAGTTGTTGTCCACGGATTCCATCTGGGCCCGGTTCTGGGCGGCGTAATACTCGTCACGCGCTTGCGCACGCTCCCGAGGCATCTTGCAAAGCATCAGGCCGCCGATTTCGACGTTCCCGGTCTTCGCATTGCCTTCCAGCATCAGTTCCGGATGATCCACGGCCTTCACCGGCTCCCAGCCTTCACGCATCTTGTTGGACACGTTGACGTTCTGGGCCTCACCAAGGACGTGCGTCGCAATCCAGCGGTACACGTACCCCGGCTCGGGGGTCGGATCAGGCAGTGCACTTGGCGGTTGATAGACCGCGCGTGCAGATTTTTCGCGCGACGCGAGGTCGCGAGGGGTCCGGGCATTCACTTCAGCCATTCGATTTCTCCAGTTTTGCTACTTGAGCAGCGTATTGCTGCGGGGTCAGTCCAAATTTCTTTGCCAGAGCGATCTGGGTCGGAGTCAGTTGGATTTTCTTTGCACCCGTCGAGCGACTCGCCGGGGCAACAACCGTCGTAGGCTTTCTGGAGCCATCGCCGGATTTCGGCTGGGACTTAGGCTCCCCGAAAACTTCGGGAAACTTATCCTTTATGCGAGAGTCGATTCTCTCGAAGTACTCATCCGAGCGGGGGTCAACCCCCGATGTCACTAGTTTTTGGTGCAGCCCCAGTGCGAAGCTGGTTAATTCCTCGTATCCCGGAGCACCGAACCACTGGTTTTTTGCCTGCCAGTTCAGGGTTTTTTGGTCCAGTTCGGGAGCCGGGTCCGAATTTTGAGGAGTTTTTACCTCAACGGTTTCTTCTTGTAAAGGGGCAGGCTTAAAAGATTTTGCGCTCTGCACCTTGAACTTGGCCTCCATCAGCGCCTCTTGGGCCGCGATGATGGCTTCCGTGTCAAACGATTCCGTGGCCGCCTTGAGTGCAGCCTTGGCCTTATCGACTTCGTTCTCGGCCACCTGCACCTGCGAAGCAACGTATTGCTCGGTGCCGGTCTGCACGTACTGCTTTAGTTTCTTGTTTTCCTCGACCATCAACTGGGCGATGCGTTCAAGCTCCTGTTTCTCCCGCAGCAGCGCTTCCTTGGCGCGGCGCTCGTCATGCCGCGCGTGCGTCAGTTCCTTGATGCGCTTTTTCACGCCCTCGGAGTAGCCGTCGATTTCTTCCTCGGTGGGGTCGTTGACCTCACGCTCCAGCGGCTTGCGCCCACGGTCTTGGGGAGGGGTGTCATCAACGATCTCGATTTCAACGTCATCGCCATCGGCGCTGACTTCAACCTTGACCTCGTTGCGCTCCTCCCCGTTGTCGTCGCCAGCGGCGACGATGTTCTTGTCGTCGGCTTCTTGCTCGTCAGGGAATTTGTATCCGGACATTTCTACTCCTTCAGGCGCGCGTCAGGCCGCGCGGGTCTTCTACAACGGCATCGACTTGGTCGTCGTTCAGGAGCCTGAATTCCTTGCCGAAAATCTTGAACCTCGTACCGGAATAAGTCCGAACGAGAACGAAGTCGCCTTCCTTGCACCATGCGCCGGAAGGAAACTTGGCAGTGTCTTTGTATGCGTCGGGGCCCACCTTGAGCACGAACAGCACCGTCGTCGCGTGCTCCTCTTGCTTCATGAACTGGTCGGCTTTGATGATCTCGGAGTTCTCAAACGTCTGAGAAACGTCCGGCACAACGCACAGAATTTTCCAACCCGTGGGCTCGGGCAGCGACTTGGCTTTCTCCTCGGCGGGAGCAGCTTCGTTTTGCGTGTCTTGGGGTTGGATGGCTTGGGGCAGCGAAATGCCCGGGGGCAGGATCAGACCTGATTCACTCATCGGATTGCTCAACTTTCTCTGCAAGGTCAAGTAAATGGCGCTCTGCGACGGCGAGACCTTGAATCACACCGCAGAGTTTTTGATATTCATCGAAAGAGCGGCACGAACCCCCCGCCAAGTCATCGGCGTAGTTGTTCATGTCGGTGCGTATCTTCTCGCGCAGTACGCGTGCGAAGTCTTGGATCATTGGTTGCGTCTACCTCCGGGTTGTTGTGCTCTCGCACGGGATTGCGCGGCTTGCGCCTTGCTCTTGGCGATGTCGATGCCCATGCGGACACCGTCTCGTTCTTGGTCGGCTTCGAGCTTGTCAGCCTTGTAGGCTGCGTCGATCTGGAGTTGCTTTTCCTTGAGCGCCAATTCGTCTGCCTTGGCGGCGGCATCTGCTGCGACCTTCTTGTCCTTGATCGCCACTTCTTGGGCGCGGATTTGAAGTTCTTGCTGCTGCATCTGCAAGACCGGGTCCTGCGCCTGCTGCTGTGCTTGCTGCTGGGCGGCTGCTGCTTGGTTCTGCTGGAGGACCTGCTGCGCGGCCTGCGCCATCATCTGCGAGAGGGCCAACTCCATCTGCGGAGGCAGCTTCTCGTCCTGCGGCGGCAGGGGCATGCCCAACTGCTGCTCGATCTTCTGGCGATAGCCAAAGCCCACGTGCTCGGCGATGTGCGCCATCATGGCTGCTTGAATCTGCCCCGCGCGGGGGTTCTGCCCGATCAACTGCATCACGATCGGGTCCTGCATGGCCGACATGTGCACCCGGATGTGCGACTCGTGGTCCTGATACTGGAACGCCTTGAGCGGCTCGCCCTTGAGCACGTTCATGTTCTCGGTGACCGGGTCCTTCGGTTTCTGATCCTCGGGCAGCGGCACGAGCTTATCGGCATTTTTGATCCCAAGTACTTCGAGCATGCCCCTGTGCAGTTGCGGCAGGTTGTAGATGTCCGGCGCGGTCTGGGAAAGCTGAATGACGGCTTGGTACTGCACCAGCCGCTGGCTCATGGTCGCCGCGTTGGGGTCCGAGACCGGGATCACCTCGACGATGTCGTAGTCCGACTTCTTGACGCGGCGCATGTCGCCGTCGTCCTTGTCCGCGTCGGGCTCGTAGCTGTACTCGTCGTCCGTGTAGTCACGGATGATGCCTTTGAGAAGCTGAAGCTCTTGCTTGAGCGCGTAGTGCACCCGCGCTTGGACGGCGGTGAGGACTTTGAGTTGCCGCTCCAGCAGGGCCA